TGCTTATGGCGAATTCGTGAAGGAACAGGTACATAAACTAGGCAGAAATAACCCACTTATCAAGACTCAGTATTTTAGCGAAATGATTACCTCAGAGGGCGGTATGTTCCCGCCGTCGCGACGATCCGCGATGCAAGGAACGCATCCGCGGATTCTCGCTCCAATACCAGGGGAGCAATATGCCTTTTTGATCGACGTTGCCGGCGAGGATGAAAACGCCACTCTTGACCTCGACCGCATGAGCAACCCAGGGCGAGATTCCACAGTTCTAACCATCGTCAGAGCCAACACCGAAACCCTCAGCGATCCGATCATACGCGCCCCGATATACGAAGTCGTTGAGCGGCGGGGCTGGTTGGGCGTCAAACACACCTCTATATATGCTACCATCCTTGATCTTGCAAAAATTTGGATGCCCTTTTGGATGGTGATCGATGCCACCGGAGTCGGCGCCGGGCTTTCCTCGTTCCTCGTCAACGCCCTCGGTGCTCATGTGATACCGTTTACCTTTACAAGCTCAACTAAGAGCGCCCTGGGGTGGGATTTTATTTCACTTTGCGAATCCGGGCGCTTCAAAGACTATAAACCGGAACGCGGCTATCCCAACCTCAAAGATGATCGGTTTCAATTCTGGAATCAGATCGATTATGTTCAGATGGAAGTCATACCAGGCCCTGAGCGTAAGCTGCGGTGGGGTGTACCAGATGGAACACGCGATATATCCGGTGAATTGGTGCATGACGATTATGTTATTTCCGCTGCACTTGCATCCGTTCTGGATCAGCAGAATTGGATTACTTCGGGTGAGCCTGCTATCATTCGCGCATCCGACCCATTGAACGACTTAGACAAAGGATTTTGATGATACTTTACCATCCTCTTTACCCCGACAAATGGAAGATCACTCAGCTTTTCGGTGAAAACCCTGCCGATTATCCTACTAGCAGAGGTCACAATGGTATAGATTGGGGTTGTCCTGTCGGCACTCCTATTTTCGCCATGCAAGACGGTAAAGTTTCCGTTGCTGCTAACCTCAGTCACGCCGGCGCTTCAAGTGGCAAGATCGGTTACGGTCGGCATGTGCGCGTTCAGCATACATCCGGTTTGTCAATTTATGGTCATTTATCGCGCCTTGACGTTCAGGCTGGTGATCAGGTCAAAGCATGTCAGCAGATCGGTTTATCAGGTGGGGCAGTATCCGACCCAAACAGCGGGTCGTCTACTGGTCCTCACCTGCATGCTGAATTTCGCGTGCCCTCAGGAGCCCCGCAGATCGCCGGGGGTTTCGGTTATGGTGCAATTGACCTCATACCTTTGTTAGTGCCCCATACGTACCTCCCAGATGCTTCAAAGCCACTCTATTACATCACTCCCAAGTATGAAGATATTTCTGTCCGTGCTTTTCCTGATAAATCTGGTCGTTATATTCGGCTGCTGGGATGGGGAACATTCCCGATTTACCGAGAAACTAACGGATATGGATTGATCAACACCCAGGCTGCAGAATGGGTGAGTGTAAATAAGGAGTATTCTGATCGATCAAATAGCTATGTTGAAGCTCTCACAGTTCTCCAGCGCTTAGAGATCATCGAAGCCAGGTTGACCAAATTAGAGAAAGGTTAATATTATGTCCAATATCTTCTATCGTGTTTTATCCCCATTGTTTCAAGATGAAATTACTAAGGCGGTGCATGATCAGTTTTCGGTGTGGGTTGAGAACGATACCACGTTCTACGAGAGCGGAAATCTAAACCAGCGCGACCGCCTGGAGCCAGACCGCCGGCAGATCCTCGAAGATGTTTTGCTTGCGTGGCAGACTAATCCGCTTGCCCGTCGCATCGTATCGCTTACTACTCAGTATGTCGTCGGTGGTGGCATCAATTTCACTTCTAAGCATGAGCCTACCTTGAAGTTCATGCGCGAGTTCTGGAATCATCCCATCAACGCCATGCCCCGCCAAATCTATGAGTGGTGCGATGAGCTCACCCGCACCGGCAACCTGTTCTTACTTCTTTCCTGCGATTCAGTCGGAATGACGTATGTCCGCGCCATACCCACCAGCTTAATCGACGAAATTCAAGNCAAATCAAATGATGTCGAGCATCCTATCAAATTCGTGTTAAGTGATCAGGATAAAACCAGCTATCCTGCGTTTGATTTTCAAGACCCGCCGGCTGTAATGAGCTCCACGGTCATGCAATTCACGATCAATAAACCGGTTGGCGCTCAATGGGGTGAGAGCGACCTTGCCCCCTCGTTGAAGTGGCTTAGCCGTTATTCCAATTGGCTCGAAGATCGCGCCCGGCTCAATCGCTATAGAACAGCTTTCCTATACATTGTGACTGGTGTTTTCAAAAGTGATGCGGAGCGAATAGCCCGCCAAAACCAACTCAATGCACAACCCCCTAACCCAGGATCGATCATCGTAGTAAATGAAAACGAAAAATGGGAAGCTGTTAGCGCAAAGTTGGAATCTAACCAAGCGGGCGAAGATGGACTTGCAATCAAAAAGATGATTGCAGCCGGCAGCGGTATACCCATGCACTTTTTAGCTGAGCCCGAAAGCTCCACACGCACCACCGCCGAAGCCGCAGGTGGACCAACCTATCGCCATTTTGAACAGCGTCAAATTCTGTTTTCATGGATTATTAAAACTCTATTCAAAGCTGCTATTTCTAATCGCTCATCGGTTGACAAATCTGTTTTACCTAGTGCCGAGATTGAAATTTCAGGATCTGACATAAGCAGCCGTGACAATATCAGCTTAGCTATGGCAACTTCTAATATTGCCGCCGCTCTTTCTGAGGTACGTGATCGCGAGCTCATTGATGATCATGAATTTCTTAGGCTGTTATATCGCTTCTGCGGTGAAACTATGGATGTGGAAGAAATGCTAAAGCGCGGTGCAAAAGCAGGTCCATCGAAATTACCGCCGGATTATAACCGCCGGTCTCAATCTCCTGTCAACTCGCTGCGTAAGTCACCAGTCAATATTGATACCGGTGAGGATAAGCGTCGAAATACGGACGCATAATTTAGTAAAATAGTTGTAATATAGTAGTAAGGTGGTTATTACATGAAAGTTCAATGGTCAATTGCCACGCTTGGTGAACATTGCCCCAGCTGCCTTGCAGCACAAGGTCAGATACATGACTATGATGATTGGGTTGCTGCCGGCATTTATCCACATTCTCCACGCCTTTATTGTGGACAATCCTGCCTTTGTAAATTCGTGCCGGTTGATCAACAGATTGAGGATTACGGAAGCCTTGATACCATCCCGCTCAGACAAGAGGAGCAAATGTCAGAACACTCAGAACGCATACAGCTCACCAGCAACCCCACCCCCACCGGTTTTGAGATTTTCGCCATCACCGCCGGGATCGGTAACGGCTGGGAGTTCACCCCCGCTGTACTTCAAGACTCGTTGGAGCTTTGGAACAATGCCGAGTGCTTCATTGATCATTCCTGGTCAAATCGAAGCATAAAAGACCTTGCCGGCATCTGCGAACAACCAAGCTGGGACGAGCCATCACAAGGTATCAAGTTAAACCTAAAACCGTTCGGACCAGGTGCAGAAATGCTCCTGAGCATCGGAAAGGAGCTCATATCGAAACGAAAAGCCAGTATAGGATTTTCCGCTGATCTTCTTTTTGAAGCATCCGGCAGAAAAATAACCCGTATCGTCAAGGTCAACAGCGTAGACCTGGTACACAAACCCGCTCGCGGGGGCGCTTTCCTCCGCGCTCTTAACTCTGAAAGGAGCATTATGTCCGATCAAGAAATTTCCAATCCTATCGTCGAAGATGAGCAGCTGAAAGCGCTCAGAGTTCAAACCTGCAAGTTCGCGCTCGACGCTGGACTTGCAGCGTCTAATCTGCCTGCGCCCTTAACAGCGCATATCCGGTCGCAGTTCGCTGATAAGGTTTTCACCGCTGCCGAGCTCGATACCGCCATATCTGACGCGCGCAAACTTGTGTCCGATCTGCAAGCGCCAGATGTGGTGCATGGTCACCGCATTGAATCGATGGTGACCAGCGAGGATCAGATTAAAGCTGCCGTATCTGATATGTTCGGCGTCGATCGTGACCCCGGNCTCGAGCAGGTCAAACCCGCACNCNTGACCGGCATCCGNGAGNTGTANCACATGCTCACCGGTGACTTTGACATGGTCGGCGGGTNTCATCCCGATCGGCTNCANCTTGCCACCACCCTNGACTTTACCGGATTGGTGAAGAACGCNCTCAACAAAGCTGGTGNTCAATCATTGGACTGAGCTCGGTCGTGCCGGGTATAACTGGTGGGAGCGCATCGTCNCCGTCGAGCANTTCACCAGCNTNCAGGACATTACNGGTACACTCATCGGAACTGTCGGCGCTTTGCCGACCGTCGCTGAAGGTGGTGAATACACGGAGCTTGTGATCGGTGACAGCCCTGAAACCGCCATCTGGCAGAAGCGCGGGGGTTACATCCCGCTCACGCTCGAATTGATCGACCGCGACGAAACCCGCAAGCTGAAAGCGTACCCGCGCGAACTCGCCAGCGCTGCGCTGCGCACCATCAGCGGACTCGTCGCTGCGATCTTCACCGACAACAGCGGGGCGGGTCCCACCATGGCAGATGGTGGCGCCCTGTTCAATGCAACCGCTGTTACCACAGCCGGCGGGCATGCCAACCTGCTCACCACCGCCTTAGCTGCTGCACAATGGGAAGTCGTATCTGCAGCGGTCTATAATCAGCCCATGCTGATCAAGAACGCCACAGGCTACACCGGAACAGGTCCAAAGATGGCGGTCAATCCCAAGTACCTGCTCGTTCCTCGCGCCTTGCAGCTTGCTGCCATGAAAATCCTGTACCCCACGCTGGAAAACGCAGCGAACATCTACAGCGAAAACCAGCAGCGCGGACAACCCGGCGACGTGATCACCGTTCCCGAATGGACTGATGTGAATGACTTTGCCGCGGTCGTAGACCCGCGCATCGCTCCGGCAATCTTCATCGGTGAACGCTTTGGGCTCACTCCTGAGATTTTCATTGCCAACAACGAGCTATCCCCCGCCGTGTTCATGAACGACGAGCA